TATATCCTGATGAGGTATATTACACTTACTCCATCAAAACGTAGGAAGTGCAATCCCTCTCGCTGGTTACGTCTAGATGAAGGAAAAGGTGATTCTGTCCGCACATAGAAATCCCTCCTACCACCAAGTCGTTGTGGCGGAATTGGTATACGCGCTGGGTTTAGGTTCCAGTGGATTAATCCATGAAGGTTCAAATCCTTTCAACGACACTTGACAATTAAATCTAAATGGTTTATGATTGTCTCATAAGCGGAGTTAGTTCAGCGGTAGAACGCTATCCTTCCAAGTTAGATGTCGTCGGTTCGATTCCGATACTCCGCTCTTGAAGAAATCAAAAGGTTTCTTCATTATCAATTTTTTCTTATGAAGGAAGAAGTTAATTCTATAAACATCGCAAGACTTCTAAGTGAACTTGAAGGTTCATACACTCTCACCAAATATATGGGATTTGAGGATGATATGAAAATTCTTGACGAAATGAAGAAAAGATTTTATAAAATTTACTTTAAACTATCAAAAGAAGAAAAAAGTAATGGGGTGTAGCTCAGCGGTAGTAGCGGGATGCTGTTAACATCTAGGTCGCAGGTTCGACCCCTGCCGCCCCAGTTGATAGGGTTGGAAATATCCGATTCTATCATATATTCACTGCCCTCTAATGCAGTGAAAGTTGCGGAAAGTGTCTTCCGCGAGTGGTGGGCACTCACTACTCATCCAAATGTAGGTGCCAAAACCTCTCCTCAGGTCGATGTTTAAACTGGTGCTTGGGTGAATGTCAAGAGTGGGAACATAGGTAAAGTTCCCAACACCTACCACATCTATCGGTAGTCTAGTGGTCAGGACAGGCAGACAATGCACTTGGAGTTCGGGTTCGATTCCCGACCGATAGCCCTAGGGCGATTAACTCAGCGGTAGAGTGCCTCCTTTACACGGAGATGGTCACTGGTTCGATCCCAGTATCGCCCACTTGATAAATACAAATAAAAAGAGTATAATGGAAAAACTTTATAAAATACTTTCTGATACTCAAGCAAGTCTTTTTGTTCTTTTTCAAAAGACTTGGGTTTATCACTGGCACATTACTGGACCTGATTTTTATCAAGTCCATACACTATTTGGGGAGCAGTATACTGCACTGTTTGAAGAGATTGATAGACTCTCAGAGCACATTCGTTTTCTTGGGGCAAAACCTGTAAGTTCTTTAACTAGAGTTGCAGAAGTATCAAGAGTATCAGAAGCAAAGAGTGGTCTTTCTGAAATGCAAATGATTCAAGATCTTCTTGACGATCATAAAAAGGTTGTAGAAATGTTTAATGAAGCAGCAGAAGTTGCTGAAGAACTTAAGTCAAGAGGAACGACTAATCTTCTTGATGATTTAAATGAATCTCACGGTAAATTTATTTGGTTCTTAAGATCATTTACAGAATGAGGATAAAGGAAAATGTTATCAATAAGATGCAAAGATTGTAATAGAGAACTAACAGGACACCACTCAAAAACAGTAACTTGTGGATGTCCTAATATGGCAACAATTCGTGGAGATAAGATTTCAGCACTTGACTTATCTCGCATTGTTATGTTAAACTCTTTAAAGCAAAATCAAAATAAAGGTGTGCTGACTTCTCAAGATATTGCTTGGCAGGAAGCACGTCGTCAACGTAAAGTAAGACGACTTGATTTTGAAGTCCGTTGAGGACTTAATATTGGAAAGGTGGTCGAGTGGTTGAAGGCTCCAGTCTTGAAAACTGGCGATGTGAAAGCATCCGTGGGTTCGAATCCCACCCTTTCCGTTAAGAAGCATTAAAAATTTAAGATTTTCTTCAACAGTGTTACTCTTTGAACACAAAACGTTGACGTTCAAAAGTCCAGAACTAGTATATAGTAGTACTACGAATCAAAAAAATGGATCAACGCACCTATGATAACTGGGTGAAGATCAAAGAAACTTTTGAGGCTTCTGGTAACACTGATAATATGTTCTATAAAAGAGCAGTTGAGATAGTTAAAACCCGTAGAGATCCTCTTGCAAAATTTCTTGGAGATGAGAAGTGATGGAACCTCAAGACGAATTTATTACTCGTTCAGAAGTTCAGGAGATGATTGATGCAGCAATACGACGACACAACCGTAATGCTTCTATCATTAGTATGTGCGTCGGTTGGGTGGTTCTTGCTTTATTTGCTGAAGGACTACTGAGACTGATTGGCGTCATTCCACCTTTACTGCCATGGCTCAAAATCACTTTGAACTAATAGGTATAGTTTTTTTACTTGTCTTTGCTGCTACAATGTTCTATCAAGGAACGTGTATTTTGAGAGGACAACGTGGATATTCTCTTCGTGATTATATGAAGCAAGACAGCAATAATATGCGTAAAAGAATAGAGGAACTATTAAAGGACAAATGACAGAGGAAGATCTAGAAGAACTACTAAAAAGAGTTTTACAACAAAAGATGAATGAACTTTTTGAAGAACCTTCTACATACGAGGACGAAGACGATGAATGACCGCATCTATACAGCACTCACAATCTTTGGTATAATAGGATTGTTAATCATTTGGTCCCTAGATCACGCATATATAAAATGATTTTCCACATTGTAGAATCACTCGCAGCAAATCCATTTTTTCTTTTCCTCTGCGGGTGCGGGTTGACAATCGTACCATTTGCTGGTATTATGTTTATACACCGAACTAAATAACGGTACTACGGAATGTAGCTCAGTTTGGTAGAGCGCCGTCTTTGGGAGGCGGATGCCGTAGGTTCGAATCCTATCATTCCGATTTTTACTAAAAAGTTATGAAATCTATATTCATTCAAATTGCCAGTTATAGAGATCCTGAACTTAAACCAACAATTGAAGATTGTATTGCGAAGGCAAAATATCCAAAAAGGCTTACTTTCGGCATTTGCTGGCAATATGATGATAAAGAATACAATGAACTAAATGATTTTTTATATTCGGTTCCGAATACTACTATCATAGAAGTTCCTCACTTCGAAAGTAAAGGACTTTGCTGGGCAAGGTCTAAAATTCAAGAATTATATAATGGCGAAGATTATACAATGCAGTTGGATAGTCACCATCGATTTGTTCAAGATTGGGACGAAATTTTAATTGATATGATGAATATGACTGGTTCTGAAAAACCAATCATAAGCACTTATGCTGCTGTGTATGAACCAGAAATTAATATTCTGCACAATAATCCTCCACATAAAATGGTAGGAAAAAAATTCACAGATCAAGGAACTATTTTATTTTATCCTGAATTTATAGACGATCACGAAAAACTAACAAGTCCCATTCCAGCAAGATTTGTAAGTGGACATTTCTTTTTTACTTTAGGTCAACATTGCATTGAATACAAATATGATCCAAATATATACTTTGCTGGAGATGAAATAAGTTTAAGTATTAGATCTTATACTTTAGGTTATGACTTATTTCACCCCCATAGAGTTGTTCTTTGGCACGAATATACAAGATCAAATAGAGTAAAACATTGGGATGATTTCAATGAAAAAAATAAAGAAAAAAATCTAATAAAAAGAACTTGGTGGGAAATAGATCAATACGGTAAAAAAAGACTTAGGCATCTTTTAAAAGAAGAAGATAACAATATTGATCTTGGTGAATATGGTTTAGGATCTATAAGAACGCATAAAGATTATGAAATATATGCTGGAATTAATTTTGAACATAAAGCACTACATATAAACACGATTAATGGAGTTGATCCTCCAGTAAATGACTATAACCAATGGTGGGAAGATTTTCATAATATATATTTAAATGATATACCAGATTTCTCTGATAGTGATCAACTTTATATTGGTATTGAAGATAATTCTGGAAATGTTCTTTATCGGACTGACTTAACTTATCATTCAAGTTCTTTAATTTTGTCTTTTGGATCTAAAGAAATACCTTTTAAAGTAGTTTATTGGAAGTATAATTATAATGGCACTTGGGGAGAAAAAATAGATAAATTACTATAACTTATAATTTAAATTTTTTAAAAATTTATTAAAAATGAATCCAGAAATCGAAAAACTTCCATCCTTTACAATCGAAGAATTTCAAAATAATTTTGATAATCTTATGGAAAGAGTAGAAAACGGAGAAACACTACTCATTAAAAGTCAACACGGAAATGCAGTAATGGTCCCTTATAAAGAAGTGGTTAGTATATGTAACGAAGCAAAAGTGGATTTTGAAGAGATAGTTAAAATCCACACAGACCACGAAGAGGGGTCTTGACGAAGGGTTCCAAATCTCCTATAATGATTTGGTTTCAAGGGACTGTCGCCTATGGGTTAAGGCCCACTGCTTATAACGGTGTGAACTGAGTTCAAGTCTCAGCAGTCCTACCTGTTGCTGGTTTAGCTCTCTGGAGAAAGCACTGCCCTCATAAGGCAAGACAGGTCGGTTCGATCCCGACAACCAGCACTGGACACTTACCAAAGCGTCCTACTTGACTTTCAAACATCAACACTCTATAATAACAAGGTCAACAAACAGAACAATGACTCTCACAGCAAAATTCAAGAAAGACGTTCAAACCCTTCGTGGTGCAGCAAACGGAGAATTCTACCTTGATGTAAAGAATCCGAAACTTTATAAAAAAGTACGTCGTTATTATGAAAACGAAGGTGTAGTGTTTTCTGGTGATCCTATGGATGATTATGAGATGCTTATGGAATACGTTTATAGTGATCTTCAGTCTGTTGAGGTTGCATAATTAGTTAAATAGTCTCGGTATGACTTAAAACTAGCCCTGGTCGGGAGCAAACCCCTAATGTCAAAAACAAGTATCTTACGATATCTTGGTAATTTTCTCCTTATGATTGGTTATCAAACTATGTTATGGGGAGATTTCAAATATGGTTTAACCTTAAAAGTTATTGGGGGATTACTCACAGTACCTTTTGCAATTAAACTAAAACTTTGGGATGTATTATTTCTATGTGCTTTCTTTGGTATTTCCGAGATATCAAAGTTAACCCAACTTTTCTTTAGTCCTGGAACGACTTAAAACTTATACTGGTGGAGTCAAATATGACCCTATTTGGTTTCTTGCTTCCTCAAAGAGCAAGTGGTGCGGATGGGACTCTCTCCCGCCTGGTTTCCAATTTCCA